TGTATGAGATTATTAACCAAGTAATCAAAAAGCGCAGAAACAAGTGGAAGTTAAAAGCGATTACTTGGTTTGATTTTGAAGATATAGAGCAAGTCATTAAACTTCATATATATAAAAAATGGCATCTGTGGGATCAATCGCGAGCGATTGAACCTTGGGTGAATCGTATAGTCACGAATCAAATTAGAAATATAATACGTAATAATTATACAAGTTTTGCGCGTCCTTGTTTGTCTTGTCCATTTAATCAAAATAAAGAAGGTGATTCTGGAATAGAAATGTCATGTGGTTTTACAACCAGCGGCAAACAATGTAATGAATGTCCATTATACGCTAAATGGGAGAAAGTAAAAAAATCTGCTTACGATGTTAAGATGACCGTGAGTTTAGAGAATCATAAAAATTATTTTATGAATTGTGAATCAAGCATAAGTTACGATTATAAAAATGCTGAAAGTAAACTTCACGGTTTAATGAAAAGCAATTTAGGAGATAAGCATTTCTTTATTTATAAAATGTTTTTTATAGACAATCTTAGCGATGATCAAGTAGCCCAAGTGTTAAAGTTTAAAACAAGCGAAAAAGGAAGAAAAGCTGGTTACAAACAAATAAAAAATTTAAAAAAAATGTTGTATGTGAAAGCTCAATTGTTATTAAAAGAAAACGATATATTCTCATCTTAATATGTTAACGGACGAAAACAAAGCATTTATATTAAAAAAGATTAACGAAGGAATTCAAGATTACGTCGTCCTCGCTAATCTACTTTATAATCGTGAAGATTTAACGGGCAGGTCTAAAGAAGCAAAGTTAGTCAGAGACTTTCTTCTAACAACTGGATTTGTTAAAAAACAAGAAAAGCCAAAGCCCACACAAACAATAGAAATACTATCAAAAGAAAATTGTGAATTCATTGAACAAAATATTAAAACAAGAATAACTCCTAGGCAAGTAACAGAGTTAATATTCCATGAAAAATTTCTGGGCCTTGAAAACTTTAATATTTTTATTACACCTGAGTATAGAGCCGTTCAAAAATACATAAAAGAAAAATATCCTGATTATCTTGTAGATAACGAATCTGGAGTTGGCGACAAATACTCTGTTCCACGCTCAATCAGAACGGTAATCAATAAAGCAAATAAATGGTGCGGCCAAAACATTTCTGAAGAAAAATTATCTTTGCAACATAGAAAATGGATGGAAAAATTATTAAATTATTTATCAAGTCCAAGATTTGTTGGTAATTACGACTCTTACAATAGCTCTATAGATAAAGAATTATTTGAAGCAGAATTCGTGCGCTCTGTTTGGGACAAACCTGACTTGACTGTTGATGAAATTAATTTGTATATTAATGTTTGCATGGACTATATCAATCTAAGACAGATCGATATTAAGAAAAATAAGATAAATGATATGTTCAATGAGACGCAAGATCAGAAAGACTTCACAATGCGTCTAACTGAGGTTCTTAAGACGATCTCTGAAGAATACAATCAGTGCGCTGGGCGTATAGACAAGAGTATTCAAAAGCTCAATGGCGAACGGTCCAAGAGAGTAGAGCAAACGCATCAGAAGAACGCTTCTATACTTAACCTTGTAGAGCTTTTTCAAGACGAGCAAGAACGCAAAATGATGATTCAAATTGCCGATATGCAAAAGCGCACTATTAAGGAGGAAGCTGATCGTTTAGAGAATATGTCTTCATGGAAAGCTAGAATTTTAGGAATTTCTAAAGAAGATGCTATATGATTCAGTGTAAAATCTGTAGCGAATCTTTTAATAACGATAAGTCTTTTCATGCCCATTTAAAAAAGCATAACCTTTATCAAGCAGAGTATTATTGCACGCATTATCCGAGAAGCTCTCTTTATTATCGCCAACAAATACCTTTTAAAAATAAGAAACAATATTTTGAAACCGAGTTTCTTGATTATACAGAGTTTTTGAAGTGGGAAGCCGCATCTAATGAAGAGACGGTCAAAACAAAATGCATTGAACTATTAAAGAAGAGGATAGATGAAAAACAATATCATTTTGCGCCGTTTCATAATGAAGTGATAACTCTTGATTTGCCGAGTTTAAATATTTATAAGAAGTATTTTAGTTCTTATACCAACGCATGTAAGCTATTAAATATTGAGCCTTTATATAACAAAAATTTACCAGAAGCTTTTAATAAAATTGATGTATCTCGTTTGCCGATACTGATTGATACCAGAGAACAAGATGCGTTGGAATTTCCTAAGTCTAAAATAGAAAAAATATTTGTAGGAGATTATCTAATAGCTGATAAAAAATATTTTACTAATACATTTGTTGATAGAAAAAGTGAATCTGATTTTCTAGGCACTATGGCTTCTGGAATAGAAAGATTTGAGAAGGAAGTTATAAAAGCGGTTGAATTGAATTGTTATTTGTTTGTAGTTATCGAAAGCAGTATAAGTAGCATATTAATAAATCAGCGTAAATACAATAGAAAAACAAATTTAGAATACGTTTTTCATAATATGCGTTCTTTATGTCATAAATATCCAAGGCATATACAATTTATATTCACTGGTAGTCGAAACAAATCTTTAGATATTATACCAAAATTATTATATCATGGTAAGTCAGTATGGCAGGTAGATATACAGTATTTTTTAGATAATGAGCTGGGAAATTGGCAACCAAGTACCAAGGAAATCGCAGTTAATTTCCAATGAGGAATTAGCGAAGATACCTGGATATATAGAAGAACGAGAAGCGAAGTTATTGTTTTATCAATTTCTTCGCAACAATACTACTTTTGCTACTGATTTAATAACTGGTGTCAAACTGTTTCCTTTTCAACACATGGCTATTAAAGGCATGTTGGAAAGTGATTATTTTTTGGGCGTGTGGTCGCGTGGTATGAGTAAATCTTATACTACTGGTATTTATGCCGTACTTGATGCTATATTAAATCAAGGAGTTGAAACAGGTATATTATCCCGATCATTTCGTCAGTCAAAAATGATATTTAAAAAGATAGAAGACATTGCTGCTAAACCTGAAGCTTATCTTTTAAAACAATGTATTACAAAAATATCCAAGTCTAACGATGAATGGGTAATGGAGATTGGTAGAAGTCGTATTCGTGCGTTGCCATTGGGTGATGGCGAAAAGCTTCGTGGTTTTCGTTTTCATCGTATTATTATTGATGAGTTTTTATTGATGCCTGAACGTATTTATAACGAAGTTATTATTCCCTTCTTATCCGTCGTTCAAAATCCGACTCAAAGAGAAGAACTTTATAATCTTGAAACCCAATTGATTAATAAAGGAGAAATGACTGAAGAAGATAGGTATATCTGGCCTAACAATAAATTAATAGCATTATCTTCAGCGTCTTTTAAATTTGAATATTTGTATAAATTATACGAGCAGTATGAAAATCTAATATCTAACCCTAAAAACAAAGAAAAGACTAAGCGTTGTATTATGCAGTTCTCTTATGACTGCGCTCCAGTTCAGTTGTACGATCAAAATCTAATTAATCAAGCAAAATCGACAATGAGTGAGTCGCAGTTTTTGCGAGAGTTCGGCGCACAGTTTAGTGATGATAGTTCTGGCTATTTTAAAATATCTAAAATGGCGTTATGCACTGTTCCTGATGGTGAGCTTCCTGCTGTTGAGGTAGTTGGTAATCCAGAAGATGAATATATATTGGCGGTAGATCCTTCTTGGTCAGAAACTGAATCATCAGATGATTTTGCCATTCAAGTATTAAAAATAGATAAAGAAAAACAAATTAATACTTTAATTCATTCTTATGCTCTTTCTGGATCTTCTTTAAAAGATCATATTAAATATTTCTTATATCTATTGCAGAACTTTAATATTATAGCGATCTGCATGGACTATAACGGCGGCGTTCAGTTCATGAATTCTTGCAATGAAAGCGAATTATTTAAGGATGCTAAAATAAATTTAAAATCAATGGTAACAGAATTTGAAAGACCTGAAGAATATGCTCAAAATTTATATTCTGCAAAAACCGAATACAACAGATCAGATTATAAATACGTTTTCTTAAGAAAACCAACTTCAGGTTGGATACGATTAGCGAATGAAATGTTACAAGCGAATTTTGATCATCGCCGTACATATTTCGCTAGTAGAGCTATTGATGATAATTTCAGAAGTCAAACTAAAAAGCGCATTGGTATTACAGATTTAAAATTCTCTAACGCTTTGGACACTGAAAAAGAAAATGAAGAAGCTAAAATGATTGATTTTGTAGAACATTTAACTGATATGATATTGTTAACTAAAACAGAATGCGCTCTCATACAAATAACAACATCTGCTCAAGGTATGCAGAACTTTGATCTTCCAGCGAACCTTAAACGTAAGTCTGGACCAGATAAACCTAGAAAAGATAGTTACTCAGCATTAGTATTAGGTAATTGGTTGTGTAAGATTTATTTCGACATGAATAATACTCAAGTTGAAGATATGACTGAAACTTTTGAACCAATGTTTATAGCTTAAAAGTTAAAAAGTCACTTTTAAAGTGACAATGTGTAACTATTATTAACATGAGTCGCAAATATAATAAAAGATCAGATTATTGGGGCAAATTCTCTAAAGCTCAAGAAGGGCAGTCTGAGCCGCTTGACGCTATGTTAAGAGATAACGCTTCTGAACCTTCTTTAGTTGGTGATCCGTTCTATCAACAAGAGGCTAAAGCTTCTAGTTATGAAAGAAGTGGAGGAGGGGAATCTACTAATTTACGTAGAAATTTGGCTTATGTAGGACCAAAGATTTATAAATATGGAAACATTAGAGAAGGAATGTTGCCGTTCGAAACTTCTATTAACGGGTATAATATTCGTGACGCTATAGAATTATGCCAGAAAGCTTATGCAAATATAGCTATTTTTAGAAATGCTGTTGATATTATGTCTGAATTTGCTAATGCTGAAATATATTTAGAAGGTGGAAGTCAAAAATCAAAAGACTTTTTCTCAAAATGGATGAAGTACACAAGAATGTGGAATGTTAAAGATCAATACTTCCGCGAGTATTATCGCAGTGGTAATGTTTTCTTTTACAAGATAAATGCTAAATTTAATATCGACGATTTTCAAAAAATTCTAGAAACATACGCTTCGTATGATGGAGCGTCTTATAATACAGATATTAAATTGTATAATTATCCTACTCCATACGATATAAAGAATTTAATTCCAGTTCAATACACACTGCTCAATCCATATTATTTAACAACAAATCACACAAGTTCTTGGCATCAAATTGTTTATCAAAAAATACTTTCTGAATACGAATTAGAAAGACTTAGATCGCCTAAAAACGATCACGATAAAGTTGTATTCGATAGTTTAGACAACGATACAAAAGAAAAAATCAGATTGGGTCAATGGGCAAGAGATGGGCTTAAAATTCAATTGAATCCTACAGATATTATCTATTCTTTTTATAAGAAGCAAGATTACGAACCTTTCGCTATACCTTTTGGTTTCGCCGTTCTTGATGATATCAATTTCAAGATGGAAATGAAAAAGATTGATCAAGCTATTTGCCGCACAATTGAGAATGTCATTCTATTGATAACTATGGGTAGCGAACCCGCTAAAGGAGGCATCAATCATAAGAATATAAAAGCGATGCAAAATCTTTTGAGCAATCAATCTGTTGGTCGCGTTCTAGTTGCAGA